TTATCGTCCCGGACTTTCGCGAACGCATCCATCGCCATCAGTGCCGCCTCTTCGGTCGGGCCTGAGGCCGCTGGTGGCGGCTTTGTAGTCTTTCCAGGACACGTATTTCAGGCAGTTACGCACCATATGGATACTGCACAGCTGGATATGGGTTTGCGGGAAGACGTTGTTTATCGCATCCGGGAAGCCCTTCAGACCATCCACACAGGCAATCAGGATGTCCTGAACGCCCCGGGTTTTCAGCTCTGTCAGCACGCTTAGCCAGAACTTTTCGCCTTCATTTTCGGCCAGCCACATACCCAGTAACTCTTTCTGGCCTTCGGTGTTGATACCCAGTGCCAGGAAGGCGGCTTTGTTGATTACGCTGCCATTCTGACGGACTTTGACGACAATGCAGTCCATATAAACAATGGGGTACAGCGCATCCGGTTGCCGGTTTTGCCTCTCAGTGACCTGCTCTTTTACGGCGTCGGTGACTTTAGATATCAGCGAGGGTGACACATTGGCGTCGTACATCTCTTTGAAGGTGGCGACGATTTCGCGGGTAGTCATGCCTTTGGCGTAGAGGGATAAAATTTGGCTGTCCATCTGCGTAATGCGCGTCTGGTGCTTCTTAAGCAGCTGTGGTTCGAAGGTGTTTTCACGGTCACGCGGTGTGTTGAGTTCTATCTCGCCGTCATCGCACAACACCGTTTTGGACGAGTAGCCATTACGGGTGTTTGAGCCTGTTTTGGGCGCATTTTTCTCATACCCGGGGTGGTCAGCCAGCTCCGCATTGAGCACCGTTTCGACGGTTAATTTCGTCAGCATACGGGAAAACGGATTGAGGTCGGCTTCGGTTTTAAGGCCTTTAGTCAGTTCAACCGCAAGGGCTTTGAGTTTCTTTTCGTCCATAATTGCCTGTCCCCGTTACTGGAGTGAACATATCAAACACAGGCAATTACACAATTTTATATTACAGTCTCAGTTCAGTCACATTATTGATGAGCGACTGTACGTTAAGCCAATCAAGACCGGGATGAAAATCGCTCTGCCACTTTCGCTCACCCCTCCTTCCATGGGTTTACGCCTCAGTACGGTGATTGATCGTTGCCGCCTGGTAAGCCGTAGCGAATACCTTATCAGCGCTGGCATACGCAAAAACCGCCCGAACGGGAGTATTCATCCTGACAGCCTGACTAAAAAATTTGTTGCGGCACGAAAATTTACCGGAATAAATTTAGTGATAACCCACCGACATTTCACGAGATCCGCAGCTTATCCGGACGACTGTATAAAGATGCTTACGGGGAAGGGTTTGCTCAGAAACTCCTGGGACATACTTCCGAGAACACAACAAAAATGTACCCTGACAAGCGTGATGATAAATCCTGTGTGATGCTCTAATTTTTGTTGTAAAAGAAATGTTAAACTGGATTTGGATGTGATATAACCAAAAAGACCAGAATACAGAAATTCGAGGAAATTTCGAGGGGAAATACATAATTCATTGATTTATAATCGAAATAAAAAGAGACCGAATACGATTCCTGTTTACGGCAATCATTGAACTTTCCCTTTTAATTCATAAAGTTATAAAGTAATTAAGCGATTTTAACGATTAGAATACATTATTTTTGATTCTAATAGATTCAATTAGTTATCACTTTTTACGTTTTAATTCGGACGTATTTCGGGCCATTTTACGTATAGATCCTCTGACCAAACAATCACTGCCCAATACAGCACTTCCCTCTTCCATTGTGGGGCTTCCGATGCCAAATGCCCATGTAGACGAAGGCTTAATAGTGATGCCAATAAAAGCGATCGCGAAAAGTTGAACAGGTGGCTAGTTTCAGATTAAACACATTGATTAGTCATCCTGAACAAGGAGAATCCGCCGCAACTGGCAACCATTCAATACTCGCGCTATCGAACGATCGCCAGTTTGCCGCAGCCCGTTCTTACACGACGTGGCTACGGTTAACCCATAATACAGTACTCTCGTCAGGCTTCCCGGATCGCGCATCGTTAATGGTGTAGGCGATTACTCCAAATACCGACGCCCTAGAACTAAGGGTTCAATGTTGAATCAACGATGACAATACACTGTCCAGAATTCCATCGCGTACATGCGAGCACGATGCCCGTATAGATAACATCGGCGACGGGTAGTAAAGTATCGGGTCTGATAGACCGAGCTGATGCAACGAAACCAGCCTGGCCAGTCACCTGTAATTTGTTGAGAGGGCGAGATCCTGCGTACCATGAGCAAGATAATCTTCTAAAACCGTAAAGTTTTAATGGAATATGTCTTAATATGTACAAAGGAATATTGCTTTTCATAGATAAACTCCTTCAATATAGACGTGCATTTATAGCAATGATTATTTAAAGGAGTAGTAAAGTATGTTCTTAACCTTTCCTAATGTGGCATTAACTCCAGATAACAGGATAGACAAATTATCTGAAAATGATTTAAATCTTATTCGTGACACAGCTATACAGAATGGCGGAAGAAAAGTACAGGTACAAATACGCGATTCATTATATGAAGTAACTAATCGCCCTGTAGAAGGCGATTCTAATATATTCAAGGTTAAAGCATACCGAGACATATCCCAGGCGAATGATTTTGCATTAACAGGAAACTCCGTAAGGTTAGAAAGACAATTAAACAACGAACAACACATTTCGCATAGAAATTTATCAAATGTGTCGACCACGTCAACTTCAAATAGCAGGCAGGTGTTAGTTGCCCAAAATTCACCAAGAACACCTGCTATTTTAGATGCCTCTAATAAACAACAATTAGTGGATAAGATTGATTTATGCAGTTTCTCACCAAATGTTGATGAACTTTCATGTTCGGAAGCCGATTTAACATGCCCTGTAATGTTAGTTGTTCCTGAAAAAGGCGTTTTTGTAAAAACTAGCCCAGAGTCAGATATATGCCAATTGTTTGATGAAATAGCATGTATCCAACTTATTATTGACGGTGCCGTGCATCCTATTAGCAGGGTTCCACTATCAGCCGATATGATAATAAATAAAAATGAATGTTATTTTGACACGACCAAAGGTAATTTTATAATCCCATAACTTAAATTGTAGGATTCACAGGCGCATTTGAATTTAAAAATAAAACATGCAATTAATATTTTATAGATAGAACAACTCTATTAGAGCTAGGGATAGTATATATCCCTAACTCTAGCCTACATACCAGCTTTACTTAGCATCATATTTTCTGGTTAACCATCTGCACACGTTTATTCGGGCATGAGTTGAAAACCCGCAAAAAAAGAAAAATATTGATGCTTATTATTTTTTCTGTAAGTAAATTCTCGCTCAACAAACTTAATTGTTTATTCAATGATGATGAAGTGTGAACTATGCTTGAAATGAAGGAAGCCAATAGTAAGGATAATCTGAATATTCACGGGTGATACTATGAGACATCGTATACTTTTCCCATTGCTTCTGGTATTGTCGGCTACAGCCTTTTCGGCATCGGCGATGGCTGCCAGTGATTCAAAACCCCCACCAGATAATACAAAACACTCCTCCAGTGGCTGGCCGCCAATGCCTGCTCCATATATTCACCCACCATGGTGTAACAACTGGCCACCAGATACTTTGAAGCCAGAGTTTTGGTGTCAGGTTTGTGGTTGTTAATTTTTACAGAAAACTATAACAACCATATAGGACTGATGGTATATCTGGTCCTTATTTTCATCAGTTCCTGATGAACTGAATATTACTTCAGGCTGGCGTGTTTTTATTAACGTCAGCCTGATTTTTCACAACATCATATGACTGGCTTACAGGCACATCAGGCCAGTCAGGATTTGAGGTGTCAACACGGTTTACCAGTACCCTATACTTTTTCCACTCGGCGAGCTGGCTTTTCTCTTCATCTGTTGCGATTACAAGATCAACAGCATCCTGTAACGGCGCGATTTTTTCAGATGCCATTTGCAGGAGCCTGTTTTTGGTTTCTTCCGCCTGACGAAGCTACGCTGTTTTTTCAGCCGCTTCGTCTTTTACCCACGTCTTACCATCCCATTTCTGGTATTCATCGTCTGGTGAAACTGATGTGACATTTTCAGGTAGCGGGCCGGGAGCGGAGATATAAATCTGATTGCCGGTTGTTGTGTCGTAAACCGTCTCGCCGCGGTGATCCTCCTGCAGACTCCATGTTTGGGTTTCAGCGTCAAATACAGCAATATGTCTGGAGGGAATATCAGGAGGGGCGATATCAGTACAGTTTGCCGGTAATCCAGTGTGCGGCGGGATATATGCATCACCTGCGCCAATAAATTCGTTTGTATCTGAACGAAGATTAAAAATTTTAATTGCCTGCGCCTGTTCGCTCATTTTAAAAGTTATTATGCCAGCCTCACTATGTAGTTAAATGCAATATTTTTAACCGTGGTTTCCGCATTACCGTCTGCGTCCACAATAACGACGTGTCCGTGTGGACCGATATACATGGTGCGCTCATGACCTCCGATATAAACTGTATGTGCATGGTCGCCAGCGGCCTGTGTCCATGCACCACCTCCAGGCTGAAATGAGGTGTGATTGGAATCTCCCCAGTATGAATTGATATAACCGCCGAACTGGTGAGTATGATTGCCCGTGGTATTGGTCGATTTCGTGCCGTAATCAAAGGATGAGGTAGATTTTGTCCCTAAGTCAGTATCCTGCGCCCGCGCGGTGTGCGAGTGCGATTTGCTGCCGTCCATTTCTTGCGACAGTACAGCACGTCCACTGATGGGCTTACCCTTTATTGTCCAGCCTCGCATGTCAGGGATAATGCCGGACGGATACGCTATAGCCAGTAACGGGTAAGCAGATTTATCAAAGGACTGCCCCTGCATCAGAGCGTAACCTGCCGGAGTAGCATCAGACGGCCATGCTATCGCCGCACCTACTGGATACGAATCCGGTGGCGGATTTAGTGAGGTGTAGAACATCGCCCATTCTGACCACTCAGCGTCGGCGGTATCTCGATGGCTGCGAATATATGCAGGCGCAGGAGCACCATTAACCCCACTCCATCCGATTAATATCTCTCCATCACCGGTTCCGGTCAGACGCAAAATATTCCCGTATTGCGTTGGATAACCGTTATTGTAAACCTCGCCCATTATCAGGCCTCTATCACTGCCTCTTGTCGTACCAGTCAGTGCCGGAAGCGCGCCGCGTGATGCCAGTCTGTTCGCTGCAACAGCCGTACCTGATGCAGGGAGCGCTCCGATATTTTGTACAAACAGCGGCTTTTCCGGAATATCGCCACCGTTCTGGTCTTTGGCGAGGTATTTAATATCCGTCTGCTCCTGACTGTAGATCTGAAGGTTATCCCGTGCCGTTCCTTTATTCTGAAGGTCTGACAGATTGTTTTTCTGCCACAGAAACAGCTTCAGGGGATCTGCCAGCAGGTTTACCCATCCTGCGCGGCGCCTTCCGGATCGGTCAGGTTATCGTCAATGGTATTCAGCCAGACCGCTGTTGTTGAGACTCCGGCGAGAATGGCATCTTTTGCATATCCACCAATGGCCCCGGCGAAATCGGCATTATACGTGTACAAACCGCCAGCCTGGACGTACCGTATTGCTGCGGTAATATCGTGCATCAGACCGTTAAAATCCTTGCCGTGTGGCGGTATACCTCCCGCTGAAATCGGGGTCATGGTCACCGGAGGAAAACCCGAATCATACGCCGCGTTACCGCTCTCTTTGGTCTGCTGCGTCGCCTTGTCCGGGATATTATTTTTATCCCCGGTACTCGCAAAGGATACTGCCAGTTGACGGGGTTTATCGTTAAACTTCATTACTGGTCTCCTTTAAAACCACTGAGACATAAACACCCGGCGGGGACGGCAGTGCGCCCGACGACTGGATAATCGCCAGTTCTGCCGACGAGAGAGCAAACTCAAAGATGTAACTCATCCTCAGTCCACCATTATTCAGAACATAAGCCCGGTGTTTTTTTCCGAACATAAACCGCAGCATCCGGTTAATATCCGGCACAGAGCAGTCAGTAATATTCGACATGGCTTTCATCAGTATCAGCCGGCGACTGACGCCCACAATCTTTCCCCAGGCATCAAGACCGTACTTTTCTGCGGTATCGATGTTCCAGATAAGGTCATAAAAATCATTGATAAAACTGTCCGGGGAAAGCGCTGCGTTAAAGCTGTTAATGAGGGCATTGAGTCGGGGGCTGGCGGCATACTGTGCAAGCACGGTTGCAGCCACATTCTGCACGTTACGCCTCCTGTAGTTTCAACCGATATTCGACACATCCAGAACCGGAATCTCATCTATCCCGAAAGTGACAGCAGTTGTCCATGACGAACCGTCACGACTCACAGTAAGGCCCAGAATATCGATATTTTCCGGGTCGGTTTTGTAAACGCCGGCATAGTAGCGCCCTGCGGAGACAACAGAGGCTACCCTTGCCCGCAGACCACCATCTGTACCGTTAAACGCGGACAACACGGATTCATCGATCCCCTCCAGTGACTTAATTTCTTCGATGTTGCGCCATAACCCATAAAAAACAAATTCCGAGCCGGTAACCCGGTTAATGGTTTTGTTGTTCAGAATGCGGAAACGATGCCGCAGGCCAAACCGGTCTATCTGAACTTTGAGAAGCGTGTAAACCGATTCTTCAATTTTGTTCTGGATCTGGCGAGCGCAGCAAAAACGCAGGCTGTATTTATTTGCCAGGAATATTGCAAATCCGGCTGCATCCCATGATTTTGACGATGACCTCCCGCCATAGAGCACCTTATTTCGCGCCTGCGTGGTCCAGAAGTTTCTCAGGGCCGGATTAAGCGTCGGTCTGGATATCGGCGTAGAAGTCATTCAGGTCACGTTCTCCGTTACCATCATCGATACCAGCATCACGTCGCAGCCTGTCAGCCTGGAGAGATACCTTATCAGTAGCCGCCAAACGATAATCAGTGTCGGCGTGTATTTTGCTAACGGTCGCCAGCGTTCCAACGATGAATTCAATGCGCACGGTGTTACGCATCATCGCCTTTTCGGCAGCGCTGATGTTATCCATCAGAATTTTGCGCTGCTGTTCTTCCTCCTCATCCTCCAGCAGGGTAAGCCAGCGACCAATGTTCTCGGCGGCCATCAGGTTATTCGCCCGCAACCGGAAGAGCTCATCTTCAAGCGTCAGCGCTCTGGCATCCTCAACGACTTCATCTTTCAGGAGAAGGCGCCGGGCGTAACCGCCATGTTTCAGCACATACTGATTACCGGGCTGAAAAGGGGGATGATTAGTGACAACCTTTTTGCGTACCGTTTCGGGTTTCGTATCTGCGGGAGGTTTGGTTTCTGGCTGTGAATGCTTTTGCACTGCGCCGGAGCTGGCAGGCTTCCTCGTGGTACGCACCGTGTTTTTTTGCGTACCATTTTTGCGTACCCACTCCAGCTTCTTAGCTTTCTTCCTTATTGCCCCTTCTGTTACACCATACAGAGTACCGATTTCACGAAGGCTCATAATTCCGGCCCGGTATGCCGTCTCGATGGCCTCCCAGTCCGGTTTTGCCATGATTATGTTCCCTGTGATTAACCATTATCGCAGCCCTTCACGAAGAGCTGCTGTAATGCCTGATCTCACCAACTGCGTAACCGTATTATCAGCATCACTACCGAGGATATCGGTCAACGCAGTATCGACAGCGGTGTCAATCTGCTGATCCAGAGTGGATTTAATCTGCGTTTTAACCGCGGTGGTAACGGCGTCTGATTTGAGGGCATTTTTCACCATGTCGTCGGTGACGATATCTTTCATATCCGGCATTTCTCTTTGCTCCGTATGGATGAGGCTTTTCAGCCACTGGGTTATTTTCATGAGGTGTACCAGTTTTTAGCGTCTGGTTACGTTTTTGAGATGTACGAAAACTGGCTTATGTCAGTACGATAAAAACGCGATGTGGTAGTACGCAGACCCAAAGACATTGTCATGTTTATGCATTTCTGAAACTCCCCCGCAGGTAAGCTCCTTTTCCCTCCTGCGGGGATTTTTTTATCTACACTGCGTGCGAACGTACTCCTGCAAATACTTCAGTTTTTCCTGGTCGCTGATGATCCCGGCGCGGATATCGAGAACGTTTTGTCCAGCACCTGGAGAGAGTTCGACGGTGGCAGCATTGCCCACGCGGCTGGTGCTGGCGGTTTCGGTCGGGGTGGACACTGAACATCGCCCTTCGACGCGCACCCGGCCACCAGCAGCAAGGCGGCGCTGCAAATCAGTATTCCTGGTCTGTGCATCAGCTAATTCCTTCGTGTATTTTTCATCGAGGGCGGCAACGTCACGCTGGCGCTTCGTCATGTCGGTAATTGTCTCGTTCGCCAGCTTCAGATTGTGAATGGCGGTATCGCGCTGGTCTTTATAGCGCACCGCGTTACCGTGGTAGTGGTCCAGCGCTATGGCAACTATCAGCAGAAGGATGATGGCAGTAAAGGTTATACGGTTCATACCAGAATAACGCCGATAAAGAGAAACCATCCCCAGCCGTCAATACCATGAGCGGCAAGACAAGCCGTCGCGACAAAACATACCGTTGTGGGTAAGTATTTCACTGGTCTATCCCCCAGCACGTCAGCGCTGATTCCTGGTCGCGGCGTATCACCTGGCCGTAACACTGATTTTTCCGGTTGTGGCAATCTTTGCCGCCGTCATATACCCAACGGCGAATTTCTGCACATGCTCCTTTGCGATCTCCTTCGTTCAGTTTCCGATAAAACGTGGACGGAAAACATTTACCGGGACCGATGTTATACGGACAGAACGACGCAATACCGGCTTTCTGCGGTTCGGTCAGCGGTATGTGAACATGTTTATTTACCCATGCCAGCGCTTTATCCCGCTCGATGGCGTTGTAATGGTCGCACTGGCTTTGCGTCAGTCGCTGACCTTTCACAACGGGTTTACTATCGATACGGGTCACGCCACGGCATACTGACCAGACGCCGCCGTTATCACGAACGGCCACCAGCGTATTTCCTTCCCGCTCCTGTAAAAACTGGTCGAGTAGCTGCGGTGCGCTGGCACCGGCGGCAATCAGCGCCAGCATGGCGGCGGAAAGACCGTATTTAACTTTTGTCCTGAGCGCCATTACTGCCCTCCGGCATTTCAGATACCGCCAGCATTTTTAACGTGCTGTCATGGTCGTTTTTTTCCAGAATCCGGGCGATTAGCCTGTTACGCTCCTCCATCGCGGCAGCCTGCCTTGCCTGAGCCTGCTCTGATTTTTTTTTGTAATGCTTATTAACCAGAAACGTACCAATACCCAGAACAATACCTATCAACGCTCCATAGTCGTTTAACGTCCACTGGGCGCATATGCCGCTGATTAATGCCCAGATGTAGGCCAGCCATGTTGTATGTTTATCCATTGTCATAACTTCCCCTGTCCGGGAAATGGACTACCCGGATGTCGGGTAAGTGGAAATAAAAAAGGCCGCGCAATAGCGCAGCCTTGTGATGGGTGCGGGAGCCGATCCCCGCTATGCGGCAGTGGTATACAGAAAAGGCCCACCGTAGTGAACCTTTGATTATTTACCCGCTTTCACTGGAGTGTTACGGTGCCGGGTACTTTCCGGTGAGCCTTTGGTTAACCTGCCATGACCCGCTATGGCGTCTGCTGCGACATTGGTTAACAGAAGTATATGATCAGTTTGCCCCGTGCTAACGGGATTCACCGCAACATCATTGCCATAACATGATAATTTACATGGTTTACTGGTTTAGGATTTATCTGTTTACCTTAACCGTCTTTTCCGGAAAAAGAAGTAACAATGTCTGCCTGGCTTCCGGTTTAAGTTCTATGCTCAAATAACCACTTCTGACAGCATATTTGATTTTTTACGATTGTAAACGTTTGATTACCCACCATGGACAAAAATAAGTTTAAATAAAATAGTGTCTGAAAAACATCAGATTGTGACCTGATACTCACTTTTTGTTGAATCCAACCGGGGCGGGGCAAATTAGCCCTGATGGCCATAATCTAAAAGAAAATAATAACGACTGATGCTAACGTCCCACTGTCAATGCTAAACCAGCCAAGTATCAGCAGGAGGTCCTGTGCGGGGGATTGGGGCAGTCATTCATTTTCGTTCACCAACACCTGGCAGCACATCAGCCCCCGATTTCAGCGGGATGTGGAGCAGTATCAGGGACTGGTTCGCCCTGTCTGCTCAGGATGAAGCTGCACAGTGCTTTCGCGTTTTTTATCAGCCGGATGAAGGCATGTCCCCACCGAACAGGCTGAAGCACTTTTTAAGACTGAAGGCGCTGGCATCTCCGGGACGGCAGGCTAACTTCACCGCAGAGCGAATACCCGGTACCGGTGAAACCATCTGCATGATTGCCTCCGGTAAAAATAGCGATTTTCCCTCCGTCACACTTCACCTGAGCGACCAGGAATGGCATTCGACACAACATCAGAAAGAGGCTGTTGACAGCCCACGGTCCTCAGTCAGTGATGACAACCAGACAGCTACCGTAACAGGGACAGGAGGGAGCGTCGAAGCACGCCCAAAAGGCGCCCCCATCACCCGTACCCAGATTCAGGCATGGCAGGAGTTGTCGCCGGAGGCGAAACGCGAGACAGGCGGCTGGAAAGTATGGGCGCAGTCACAGGGGATAAACATCGGCAGCGCCGGTGCCTGCCTGACACACACTGGACTGACGCCCAAGGGGACAATACGACTACAGCCGCCCGAGGAGAGAGGTTCTTCCATTACTAACGCACAGATTCAAGTGTGGCGGGACCTGCCACAGGAAGCGAAACGCGAGGCAGGCGGCTGGAAAGTATGGGCACAGACTCAGGGGATAAGCATCAACAGTGCCTGTGCCTGCCTGACACACACTGGACTGACGCCCCGGGGGGCAGTACGACTACAACCGCCCGGGGAAAGAGGTACCCCTATTACAAATCAGCAGATTCGGGCGTGGCAGGACCTGCCACTGGAAGCGAAACGCGAGGCAGGCGGCTGGATAACGTGGGCACAGTCACAGGGGATAAACATCGGTAGTGCCGGTACCTGCCTGACACACACTGGACTGACGCCCCGGGGGGCAATACGACTACAACCGCCCGGGGAAAGAGGTACCCCTATTACAAATCAGCAGATTCGGGCGTGGCAGGACCTGCCACTGGAAGCGAAACGCGAGGCAGGCGGCTGGAAAGTATGGGCACAGGCACAGGGGATAACCATCGGAAGTGCAGGAATCTATCTGATCAACAGCGGGCTGACCCCCTTTGGTACAGAGCGCCTGAAACCGACCGGGGAAAGAGGTACCTCTATTACAAATCAGCAGATTCGAATGTGGCGCGACCTACCGCAGGAGGCGAAACACGAGGCAGGCGGGTGGATGACGTGGGCGCAGGCACAGGGCATAGACATTAATAGTGCGAGTGTCTGCCTGACAAGCACTGGACTAAAGCCCAAGGGGGCAATACGACTACAGCCGCCCGGGGAGAGGGGGTCTCCCATCACAGAGGCGCAACTTCTGGCATGGTTGAACATGTCACCGGAGGAACGCCGGACATCAGGTGGGTGGGCTACATGGGCGCAGGCCCGGGGGATATCTTACATAAGCGCAAGAAAGTATCTGGCACCGACAGACAGTGAGATGTCATCCAGAGGCACATCACGTCCGTCGCCGCCCTCAACCGTCACGAGTGACAGCCCACAGGCATCAACATCCGCAGCAACAACCACAAGCGATGAGATAGCCATCAGCATGAGTGCGCCCCCGGAGTACTGCGGAGAAAAACGGTCGCTTCCCTCGACCAAAGCGGATATCTCAGCCCCGCCGGCAAAACAGATCAAGGAAGAGGAAGATGACGTTACCTGGCGAACACACCAGATAAACAATAACCTGCCCATTCTGCAGCACTGGCGTGACCCGGCGATATCGGTGATGGCCCGGGCGGAAGGCAGGATTGAAACCTTACAGGTTACACGGTGGGGGCCTCTTTTTAACCTGTTATCCCGGAAGACCAAAGCCAGAATTAATCAGGATATTCGCTGGTTTCTGCAAAATGAAGGAAAGCATGATGCGCGAATGAATGCCATGATATCCGTCGCTATTCCCCTTGATGACAGCGACGGTTACAGGGGGCGTACAGTCTACGCGCGAACCAATCTGGCGGCATTTACCGTACTGGGCCCCTACTCCGGCCGCCTGCTGGACAGTGAAAAGGTACGGTGTGAATATGAAAAAGAGTATGGCAGGGAAGCCAGCTGTCACGAACGGTGCAATAGTGATCCACACCCAACGCCTGAAATCAGATCCAGGGGGTAATCTGCTCTCCTGATTCAGGAGAGCTTATGGTCACTTTTGAGACAGTTATGGAAATTAAAATCCTGCACAAGCAGGGAATGAGTAGCCGGGCGATTGCCAGAGAACTGGGGATCTCCCGCAATACGGTTAAACGTTATTTGCAGGCAAAATCTGAGCCGCCAAAATATACGCCGCGACCTGCTGTTGCTTCACTCCTGGATGAATACCGGGATTATATTCGTCAACGCATCGCCGAT